GACAAAAGTTTTGCCGCTGCGATCTACCTCGCAGCGGCGGTGATAAACTCCGCATGAATCTCAACAGACCCTAGAGCAAGCACAGTCCTAACAGTCACGCCGAAATTTGTTGCGCCGCCGAGATCATCTGTGTCATCAACAAAACCGCCTTCGTGAGCGAGCACTTGTTCAACAGCTTTTTGAAATACTAAGTCATACATAAAAAAATCCCCAGATCCGAAAGTTCAGTTCTGGGGATTTTACAGATTTAAATGCGGCTAGACTTTCCGAAGCGCTTCGGATGATTGTTCTTTTTATTATTTTCCTTCGAAATATTCGAACATATCACATTGAAGCGATGGATGTTCCGATTTTACTTGTTGAACTCTTCTTGACGATATATTGCAAGTCCGAGCGATCTCATTGGAAGAGTAACCGTCTCTATCCATTGTGTATATTTTTTCTCTCACACTCTCGCAATATGAACGATGCGCGAGCGGGATGACAACGCGCTGACCAATTCCGAGGTAATTTGCAAATTCCTGGGCTCGGTCAATTCCGAGTGGGACTACAAGCGGATGCGAAGGTCTAACGTTCATGCCTAGATAAAACTCCATGCCCCCGCATTCTCTTGCAACTGAAAGTGCAACATCACGACCGAATAAGATTTCAAGATCCGCGAGAACGCCCGGCAATTCATCATCTGTTTGGTCATCTGTTTCGTCGAGATCACTTAACATTGCTCTCTCCTCGGGCTGACCATTTCTTCAGCATCTCAATTGCGTTTTGCGCTTGAGATGCTGAGAGCCATTCGGGATCATCAACGCTGAAATTTCTTCTGACCCAGGCGACAGTCGCGGTTCTGCGGCTGTCTTTGACGAGAGATTTTTCATAAAGACCACTCCAAAGGCCAAAAATCAGCCGGATATCAGCGCGAGAAGAACGCGGCGGTGGCTTTGCTTTGCTTCGATTGAGCGCACCTTTGACACGCTCAACTTCGCGCAAAGACATTGCTGTCAATGTGTTTTTCTGGGTTTCGCGGACATAGAGCGCTCGACGATCATCTTCACAAAGGCAAAGCGCGCGCGCAGCTGCATGAATAGCTTTGATGCAAGCTTTTCTTTTGCGCTCCATACGTGATTTTTCAGCGCTCATCGGCTTTCTCTACTTTCTTTTTGAGTTCGCGCATGATGCGCATTTCTTCATTTGATATCAATGCATTGCGGCCAGCTGTATCAAGACGAATGTCAAGAGCGAGAGCTGTTTTGCTTTGACGCATTGTCATTGTGCAAGCGCTTTGACAAATGGCTTCATTCAAAACTTGATCAATCCAGCCAAAGTCATCGCCGATCCTTTGGAGCTCGCTCATAGCTCTCTCCGCGCTTTTGGCGTGATTGAGAAAGTTTCACCGCCGGATTTAATTGTGATTCCTTTTACTTCAGCAACCTTAGTTTGATTTTTGAGCATTGCCTCTTTATCAAGCTCTTCTTTTGTTCTGATAAAGTGCAACAAGCCGTTTTCTTTCAATGATTTCAAAGCATCTTTGACAGAGCGTACAGAAACCGAAGGCGGCAAATTGCGCCACTCGACTTGACCGGCTTTAAAATTGTGAAACTTGCGTTTTTCGTTGTCAGTCAACACAGCACGATGTGTTTCACAGTAAATCTGCACGCCTTCCGTCAAGATGTTGCGCTTTTCACGCAGCGGTTCTGCTTGTCGTTCGCACTTTTCTTGTGCGTCAACAATCTCATCGTGCATTTGCTCTTCAATGCATGAGATTTGCTCATTGAGCTTTCCGATTCTTCGAATGAAATCATTGACTTCATTCAAACTACGCGCCGCACGTGTGCCGATCGTGCGCGTTTTTCCCTTTACTGTCATAACAATCTCCTGTAAATTTGCTTCTGAAGAAATAACCAAAGGTTGTGTTTGTGGATGCAGTCAGTCCATTAAGCAATCACATCACCAGACATTAAGTATCCCTATGGCTGTGCTGGCATTGTCTACAAGCACGCCAATGCCGTAGCGCCAGGGCGCTATTTGTCGGCAATGGCCGGGTCGCAAAATCAGAGCACTCATCATGTGATAAACGCTTTGAGAGAAACGGACATTCTATTTCTTCAAGGGCGTTCATCACTTTTGCAGCAAGAATCTCCGCATTCCCTGGGTAGCATCTCCGTGCAAACGTCGAAATTGCAGAGCGAGACACGCCAACTCTCTTTGAGACAGCTTGAAAAGATCCGAGACGCTCTTTTTCTTTCAAGACAAGAGAAATGCAATGCTCTATCATTGCGCAAACTCCAGCATGTCTTCGCTGTTCTGATCATAAACGCCATTTTTGCGGATGATCGGCGCTTGCGGGCCTAAGTCGTTGGTGAGAACATAACGATAAGACCCGTCTCCGCCCTCTCGAGGCCTGCGGACACGACGCGGCAACCGACGGATAACACCGCAGCGTTGCAGCTGCGTAAGATAAATACCGAGATTACCCCTCGGATCCTTTTCTTCTCCGTTCGCTGCAACAGAGATCAAGTCATTGATTGTGAATTTATTTTTCATCCGCATTGCTCGCCAAGCGCGGACGCGAAGATTGTTTCTCTTCGGCTTTCTCGGTTTTTCGCGAAGCTGTGCATTTACAACAGGGCCGGAGCGTGCAGAGTAACCACGCATCACAAGATGATCATGACCGTAGGCAGTTAGAGAGTAACAACCAATTGCTGTTCGTTCGAGAATGCCTTCGAACGTTAACCGGCAGCAAACTCTTGAAACTGTGCGCTTTTTCAAGAGTGTCTCTTCTGCAATTTTCTCCACATATAATGCCTCAGAGGCATGATCGATGATGTAATCAATGACAGCTTGCTTATGCGGTGCGCTTTGAGAAACTTCACTCATGCGACTTCTCGCTCTCTGACTTTGACAGCGGCACCCGAAGCACGATCATGCATGAGCATCTGACCGGACATTGCTTCCAAAGTTACCTCTTTCATTTGATTGCGACGACCGAAACGCTCAATGCTTGCAAGCCCCTCTTTGATCTCTCTCGCAAAGCCTTTGCTTTGGGCATGCAAAAATGCGCTAAGATCATCAGCAATGCGGACGTCACAAAGGCCGTCGGCAAGCAAGCGAATGTCTTCAATCGAAGCTGGCGCAAATTCGACCTTTTGCGCAACACGAGACGCAATCTGCGGATAAGCTTTCAAGCGATCTCTGATTTTTCCCATGCCGACAAGGATCGTTGGAATTTCAAGAAGATCAGACAAGTCACGTATCGTCTCTAAGACTTTGAGATTGCGCGAAATATGATCAATTTCATCAACAATCAAAGCAAATTGACGATCTTCGATCTCAGCTTTTTCCATCGCCATAGATAACGCAGCAACAGCTTGCTTAAAGCGCTTTTGCACACCATGCTCTGGCTGTATTTGAAGCTCTTCAAGCAGATCAGACAAAAACCAATTTGCTTTCCAGCCCACTTTCGCACGCAAATAGATAGAGCCGGTTTGCGCTGCAAAATGTTGAACTGTCTCTGTTTTTCCGAGCCCCGGCAAGCCGTCAACAACAATCAAACAAGCTTCCTCAGCGCCGCGCTGTTCCAGAACAGAAAGCGCTCCATAGAAACGGTCAGTATTTGCTGTTGGCACAAAGATCTTTTTCATGTATGTTCCTTTCGTTGTTGGTTCTATGTTGGTTCTACGCAACCTTTGCTCTGGCGAGTGCTTCTAACGTCCCAACGTCAACACTCGCCGCTTGCAAAAGCATTCTGAAAGCTCGGTTCTTGAGAACATCACGAAGCCAAGACCGATCTTCAGATGTGATTTCTTCCGGGTTTGCCGCAAGCCACAGCGCGCAAGATTTATCGTCAGCAAAAGCCGGGCGTCCGTTTTGTAAAACCACTTGCAAAGCCTCAGGTCTTGACTCAATTTTTTCTTTCATCGCAGCCGCAAGCGCTTTCTCTTCTTCCGTCAAAAACACCGGCTCAACATCAATGACCTTCCCGGACCCGCGAAGCTCTGCACGCACATCATCGGCATGTGACTCCAAGCGCTTCAGCGCAGATGCAGCGCGCTTTTCTTTCGCTTGTTCTTCTACAGCCACCGGGACATAGCGCGTGGCATGCGCATTCCATTCCGCGACACAGATTAGTTTTCCGGCACTATAGGCTTCTCTGCCTTTCACGAACTCCCGGACCCAGATTTTCGCCGCGTCTTTCGGATCATAGGCAACAATGACCTCTTCACCATGATATCGCTCAAGATCCGCCGCGTAATATTCATTCCCAAACAGCTTAATCAGGCCGCGACTGGCCGTCCGCATCACGGAGGGCCGGACCAGATCATCCAGCTGGCCTTCTTCCGGTCGCACCGGCTGCCAGCCCTTTGCTTCCCATGCCGCCCACACTTCATTCGGGGTCATATGCGTTTTGCTCCCCGTCTCCGGATGCCGGTAAGTCGGCAACCCTCGGTGCGGAGTGTTGTTGTAACGCTCGACCACAAGCTCACAGCCCTTCAGAAACAGATCCCAAGGCGGGATTAAGCGAGACCGTCCGAACTCTTTTATGTCTTTCCGGGACTTACGGAAAACCATCTTCAAAGCATCAGGGTCCATATCATGACCGTAATAACTTGGCAGACCTCGTGCGGCATCATTCCAGATCGCTTGAAAACGCTCAATCACACCGCGACTGTGAGAACGATCCGGCAAGCTATCCATATTCTCGGTCCCCATTCGAGCCAGAATGCCGGTCAGCGGATCGTCAAATGTCTTGTTGTCAAAGCCCGAACCGTTATCCGTGTACCAAATTGCCGGAATACCGCCGTTCTCCACAGCAACCCGCAAGGCTTCCGTCACACCCGAAGCGTTTTCAGACAGAGCCGCCGACCAGCCCACACATTTGCGCGTTGCAACATCCAGAACCGAGGTAATTTCAGGCCTAAAAGGTCTACCCGAAAGCGGGTTTTCCACTTCAGCATCAAATGTCTTGCCGTCTGCCGTATAAACTGCCGTTGGCTCCATGCCCTCGGTCGTGCGCTTTTTGTATCCCTTCATAGCCACTAGAGCCCGTGGACCCATCCGGCCCTTTTGCACCTCTTGCGGAGTGATAATGTTGCGGTCTTTCAAAACACGCAAAACAGTTCGGTAAGAGGGCATAGCGACCCCGGCAGGCAACAAGCTTGGATCATCTTCAAGCTTTTGCAGAATTTCTCGCGCAGAAGGTTTTTGCGACTTGCGGTAATTCTTGAGAAAAGCCGCAAGCCAAAGCGGAACCTCGGTATTCGGACCGTCTTGGTTCGGAGCCAGAGCAGAAAAACCGTTTGTGTCACGAGCTTTTAGCCAGTCAAACAGGGCCGTTCGGCCAATAGCGCGTCTTTTTCCCTTTTTCACATTCGCGACATCAAGCGCCCGTTTCAAATCCTCTGACAGCGCACCATCCTTCGCGGCTTGCACCATCGCGACGACGGCTTTATTCCGACTTCCTAGGCCTGACTGCATCCTGTCGATTTCCATGAGCACAACCATGCGTGCCTCCGCAATCTTTACTTGATATTCAGTCAGGCTCCCGGCTCCTGATACCGGCATCAAAGCTTTGCCCCGGCTTTCAGGCACCAGCGCTTTCGCTTCTTTCAGCGCGGCCAGAGCCTGCCGGGTCCGGTAGTCTTCCTGTGCCCCCTCGGGCAGAGCGGAAAGGGGATAAACTATTACCGGACGGTGAGCGCCCCGAACTTCCTTCCGCCCAGGCCAGTCTTGTTCTTTGGCTTTCCTCTTGATCGACCGGGCTGATACCAATAGCCCCGCCAGCTTCAACTCCGCCCATTCAGCGGCTGTCTTCCAGACCTCGCCCCCCGGCACCATGTCATCACTCATGCCATGGCCCTCGCATCACGGGCCGGACCGGAAGGCAGCGCGGCCACAACCCCGCCAGAGGCTTGCTCAAGCCGCCTTTCCCATTCGGCAGCCTCCTCAGCGGCCTGTTTTGCCTTGCGCTGGGCAAGGCTGATATTCGCCAGAATGGCCGCTTCACTGGCCAGCACCTTGCCCCCGGCAGGCTCTGCAATCACATCCAGCAACCACAAAGCGCTTGTCACAGAGACAAAGGCCGGAAGGTACGTCGCCGGAAACCGCCAGTCCGAAGCCGATGGAGCGGTCCACCGGTTCAGCATATTCACCGAAATCTCCGTCTCCGGATTGTCGCCATAAATCAGGCGGGTCATTTCGGTGGCGATTTCCAGGCGGCTCTTGCCCGATGTCTCAATCGCCAGTTTCAGGCCATTCCGCAAATGCCGATCCACATCCATAACGCCGGAAGACATATCCACCGGACGCGGGATCGGCACATAACCCGAACCCTTCAAATTTTTAAACAAATCAAGCTGTTGTTCTGTTTTCGTCTGTTTACCCATGGTCCGAAATCTCCATATCGGAAAAAACCGGCAGGCGAGGAAATACCCCTGAAAAAGAAGCCTCTCCCG